TACCGTCTGTAATCCATTTTAATCCATATTGTGAATTTTGTTTTCCAATACCATGACCTTTCTTACTTTCTTTCATTTTTTGAATAGTTTCTTCCTTGTGTTTTTTACCTGTCCAATCACAATAAAAAGAAGTTTCACCTCTAGCAATTCTCCTTTTGTTTGCTGCAGATATTTTTTTCGAGTAATTTAAACGATATGATTCATCATTTTTCATTCTTTCGGAATGTTTTAAACCCGCAGCTTGGGAACACTTGAATTGATGTTCTTTATTATTAAACCCACCTTCACCACCTGGTTTTAAATTATAACAATTAATGTCGTTTATAGATTCTTCAGTTATAATCTTCCTTTCTCTTTTTATTAATTCATCTCTATTATCACACCACTCTAAAATTTCAATTTTAAAGTTATCAACACCATACTTTCTAATTGCATATTTTAAATGAGTCCCACTACCTATGTACCCATCTTTAAGATTACTTGTTGAGTGCATACCGATGTAAAACTTATTATTTAGTAGATTGGTTGTTTTGTAAATAAAGTGAAATTTTTTTAACTTAATTGAATTCGACATACTAATAAATATGTCGAAAATTCAAAAAAGTTAGCGGTGGAGGTAGAGAGATTCGAACTCTCGTCTTGCTCGCCACAACAATAAATGACTACACGTTTATTCAATTAATTCATAACTGACAAATAAATGGTTCCTATTTTGACATCATTACCAATAACTGTGTCGAATTCACTTATAATAGAGTAGCCTTCTGAACGTGACTCTTAACACTCTTGTGGTGGTGTTACACCGTAAGGACTTCTGTTGCTAGGTTATGTGTCCATCGACCCCGCGTTGTTCTCAGTAATTATACTGCAACAACAACTTCTTCTCTAGTTAAACCTAAAGTAGAAAGTTTAGCAAAAGTATTGCCATTTATAATTGTGAACCAGTTGTTAACGAAGTTATTTCAGCTCCGACGTGCCACCTATTAATATAAACGCCAATCAATGCCGTGTACCCCCATATATTCAAAGAACAATAAATCACTTTCGCCCCCTGTATAGACTTTCGTCAGATGCTTAAGGTCAGCCTTAACTATTAAGGGAGCCACCTGTGATTTGTTATACAAAGATAATAATAAATATTGAAATTACAAATAAAATGGGTATTTATATTAAAAGTTATTATTCGTGGGAAATAAAACAATACCAAAATATATTAAATCTCTTATAAATTACGTTAGAGGTACAGGTGATAAAGATTCTATTTATGATTCTGACAGTTCTATTTATCATATTCAAACTAAACAACCTTTGGGTAAAACTGAAATAACGGTTGATTTTAAGGATGATGAAGATTTTTTAAACTCAATCGGATTGGGTGACGAGGATATTTGGATTTTAAGGGCGGTATTATTTTCCGATGACTATGAGTTTTTTGATTCTTATTATGTTACTGATGATTTTCAAAACGGATACATTTTTTACGGAGATTTAAATGTCGAAAACATAGAACAGTTAAAATATATTTCAACTTATTTACTTCCAGGTTATAATTTTAAGTTAGATGATGATAATTTTAGAGAAAAATTATCTTCTTCACTTCTGAGTCATTATAACAATGAAATTGAGGATATTTTAGATTATTGGTCAGGTGAGGCGAATGCCAGTGCTCGTTTTGAGGCTAAAACGGAGATTGAAAAAGATATTAACGAATTTGTGGAAAAGAACAATTTTAGTATTTTTAGTTCGTTTGATAAAATCACAACAACAATAACGGGAATAATCACTTGGTGGGTTCGTTTGGGTAGACCTGATGTTGACATTAAAGATTTATATGAAATGGTTTTTAACAGTACACACAATAATCAAGTTGGTGGTTGGTATGAAGGAGGTTATTCTCCATACACAAGTTTTGATAAAAAATCTTTTAACGATTATGTTTCAGATATATTTGACAAAATTATTGATGATATTGATACTAATGAGGAAACTAAAAAATTACTTGATATGTCAAAAAGGGTAACCTCAAAATTTAATATGGATAAGTGGTATAAATTACCAAAAAGTGATAAAGTTTCATTTAAAATTGTGGGGTTTGACAAGGAAAATTTGAAAATTACGATTGTATTGCAAAAAGAATTTCAAGGTATTCGTACCCTTGATTTGTCTGAAGAAAATTTTAATAATTTATTATATCAGCCAACATTATTTAAGTTTGACGAATTGTATTAATTTTCTTATATTTGTCTTATGACAAGAGACACTCAATTACTTAAAAATGTATTATCAGTTCCAACTCACACTTATAAAGAAGACCTTATGGTTGAATTCTTAATTAAGTGGTTTGAAGAAAATAATATTGAATATTTTGTGGATGAACATAAGAATGTTTATGCAACAAAACAAACCTTAACTGAATTACCTGAAGATTTTTATTTCCCTTGTGTTATTTCTCATACTGATACGGTACATATGATTGACACAATCAACATTAAAGAGGAAATGTTACCAAATGCCCAAAACGAGATTAAATTGTCTTATAAGGCTTATAATAACAAGGGATACCCAACTGGAATTGGTGGAGATGATAAATGTGGTGTATTTGCTTGTTTGAGTTTATTAAAAGAATTACCAAATCTAAAAGCGGCATTTTTTGTTGCCGAGGAAACTGGATGTAATGGTTCGTTAAGGGCTAATAAAGATTTCTTCAAAAATGTTGGTTATGGAATTCAGTTTGACGCCCCTGAGAATTGGATGATAACTGAAGAATGTTTTGGCCAAGTTTTATTTGACCGAGATAGCGAATTTTTTGAATCTTGTGATAAAGTATTAACTGAAGGTATGGTTAAAGAAAGCATGGACTACATGATTCATCCGTATACTGACGTTTATGCATTAAGAAAACAATTTGATTTTTCTTGTATCAACTTTTCAATTGGATATTACCAATATCATACAAGAAATGAATATGTGGTTATTGAAGATGTATTTAATGGAATTGATATGGGTAAACGTATGATTGAAAGTCTTGGTAACAAATTACACTATAAAAAATCTGTTCAAAATCGTTACGGAAGAATTTAACTCACTTTAAATAAGATTTTCTAATCTATCTAAATGTATTTTAACCATCGGGTGGTCTTGAATATCGGTATATTCTCCACCCGATTTTTTTATATTTTTAATGGTGTTAACAATTTGTTTTAATGCGGTTATTATCATATTTGATGCCAACGGGTAGTTTTGAATATATGGTGAAAATCTTAATTGTTCTTTTGCAATTTCCATAGGTATTCCAAGTTTAATGACAAGTTTTGCCACCATTTCTTTACCAAACTTATCTGCATCCATTTCTAATTCCCAATATTTTTTAGATAAGTTTTCAAAATCTTCTAAATCATAATCACTTAAAGGATTATCCATCCCCAATCTATTTTTATCAATTTGTTCTTCGTGTCTTATTTCGTGAAATATGGTATAGATTAGGTCACCAAGTGTAGTCATACTACTAGGGGCACAAATAATAATTTGGTCTTTAGTTCTAACACCGGCAAACCCGGTAGAACAAGAGTTAAGAAATTTTACAGTAAAATTATGGTCTTGGGTATAATCCACAACAAATTTTTCAATCAAATCAACTTTTGGTTTTAATTCTTCTGGAAAATTATTTTTGAATTTTTCTAATAACCTATTTAAGTTAGATTTTTGTTTTGGTGTGTTATTGTGACCACATTTATGACAAGTATAAGGGTCGTTCCCGCCATCAGATAAGTCCCATGACCATCCACATCCATCACAGGTAACTTTACCTTCTTTAACGGTCTCTAATAATATTTTTCTAATTAATTCCCTCATCAGATTATAAATATAAAAAAAAAGGAGAATTTTTAGTTCTCCTTTTTTTTATTATTTACCTTTTTTCTTTATAATTACGACATCATTTTCAACTTTCATTGTGTAAGTTTTTCCTTCAATCAAATTACCTGTTAAAACTTCTTCGGATAATAAATCTTCAACTTTATCTTGGATTGCTCTTTTTAATGGTCTTGCCCCAAACAATTCGTCAAAGCCAATCTTTGCTAAATATTCAACTAATGTATCATCATATGTGATTTTGTAATTTAAATCAACAAGACGAGTAGTTAATTTATCCAACTCAATTTTTGTAATTTTCTTAATATCCTCTTGTGTTAACGAATTGAATACAATTGTATCATCAATACGGTTTAGGAACTCAGGTGAGAAGAAGTTTTTCATTTCCTTCATCAATACTTGTTTTTTTGCTTCTTCGTTGCTATAAGTGTTATTTGAAAATCCAATACCTGTTCCAAAATCTTGTAATTTTTTAACTCCTAAGTTTGATGTTAAGATAATTAAGGTATTCTTGAAGTTAATCTTACGACCCAAACTATCCGTTACATGACCATCATCTAAAATTTGAAGTAATACAGTGAATACGTCTTTGTGAGCTTTCTCAACCTCATCAAATAAAATTACCGAGTATGGTTTGTTTTTAACTTTTTCAGTTAATAATCCACCTTCTTCATAACCCACGTATCCTGGAGGAGCACCAACCAACTTGGATATACTATGTTTCTCCTGATATTCAGACATATCAACACGAATAAGTGAATCTTCGGAGCCAAACATTTCTTTTGCCAATTGTTTTGCCAAGTATGTCTTACCAACACCAGTTGAGCCTAAGAATACAAATGAACCGATTGGTCTGTTTGGGTCTTTAATTCCCAATCTATTTCTACGAATTGATTTAGCAATTTTCAATACAGCGTCGTTTTGACCGATAACTTTATCAATTAAACTTTTATCCAAGTTTAATAATGTTTTTGTATCATCTGCGCTCATTTTATTAACGGGGATTTTGGTCATATTTGACACAACATCATAAACGTGTTCTAACGTTATTTTTTGCTTATCTTTTGCCATCTGTTCTTCAAATTTGGCCTTTTCATTTTCCAATTTAATTAACAATTTCTTTTCCTTGTCTCTTAATTCTGCAGCTTCTTCATAATTTTGTTTTTTAACAACATCAATTTTTTGTTGTTTAATCTCTGCTGCCTTTAATTTTAATTCTTCAATAGATGCGGGAATTTTTAATTCTGTCTGCATTCTTGCCCCAACCTCATCCAAGATATCAAATGCTTTGTCGGGAAACTCACGGTCGGTAATATAACGGTCAGCAAGTTTAACACAAGTTTCAATAACTTCATCAGTATAAAGAACTTTGTGGAATGTTTCATATTTGTCACGAACATTCTTTAAAATTAGGATTGTTTCAGCAACCGTTGATGGTTCAACAATAACCTTTTGGAATCTACGTTCCAACGCTCCATCTTTTTCAATATTCTTACGGAACTCATCTAATGTTGTTGCTCCAATACATTGAAGTTCTCCACGAGCAAGTGCTGGTTTGAAAATGTTTGACCCATCCATTGAACCTGATGAATTACCTGAACCAACCAAAGTATGAATCTCATCAATGAATACAATGATATGAGGGTTTGCTTGAAGTTCTTCAATAATAACCTTCATTCTTTCTTCAAATTGTCCACGGTATTTTGTTCCGGCAACAACTGAAGTTAAATCAAGATTAACAATTCTTTTGTCAACCAAGTTTCTTGGACAATCACCATTTACAATTTTAATTGCCAATCCTTCAACAAGAGCGGTTTTACCACAACCAGGTTCACCGATGATAATTGGGTTATTTTTCTTTCTTCTTGACAGAATTTGAGCAATTCTTAAGATTTCTCTTTCTCTACCAACCACAGGGTCTAACTTACCAGCTTCGGCAAGTTTATTTAAATCTCTACTAAAGTTGTCCAATACAGGAGTTCCTGTATCCGAAGATGATTTTTGTTTTTTACTCATCATTTTTTCGTCGTCGTCCATTAATTCGTTCATAGTTTATCTTATTTTTTTCAAAGGTATATCAAATATCGTTCATCTCCAAATATTTTGACAAATTGTCATAAAATATTTTTTTAACTGACATAATGTCGTTAGATACTTAGATTTAACGTAATTTTGACATAATTTATGGTTTGGTATTTTAATTGATATTCCAAAGATAAATAATAAACTTTAATAAAAAAAACAAATTATGATGTATTACAAATTTTCAAACTTTGACAATGAACTTGAAAAAATGTTCGGAGAAACATTCGGATTAAACAAATCTTCAAAAATCGTAGAAGAAAATTATGAGATTAACCAAACAAAAGACGGAGCATATCTTTTCTTTGAAGCACCAGGGTTTAATAAATCAAACCTGAAAGTTGAAATGGAAGATGGTATGTTAACCATTAACGGTAAACGAACCTATGAAATGAATAAAGAAGAGAAAGTTAAAACCATCTCTAAAAAATTTACAGTAGGTACCGAATACGATGCTGAATCAATTGAAGCAACAATTGAAGATGGTCTTTTAACCGTGTTTGTACCAAATTTCAAGAAAAAAGAAAAGAAAAAGATTAGTCTTTTATAATTTAAATTACTCCCACTTAAACCCTCAGCAATTTTTGTTGGGGGTTTTGTATTTATAGTTATGAAACCATATGAAAAATATTTAAGTTATACCACTAAATTACAAGATTT